CCTGCCGAGTAATCAGGGGTAGTTAGATCGAGGCTAATCTGGTCGATTCTGATCGTCGTATCTTTACGAGTAGCCACATAGACCCGAGAGACGTTAAGAGCATCCGAGTCGGAGTAGCCGACCACATTCGTTTGTTGGACGGTATGAGGAAAGTAGCGAGCGATCGAAGCTGCATCTGAGACGTTTTGAGCCGTGCCGCCGATATTAGTCGTGCTGCACTGATTGACTACTAGCTTGTCATCGTGCGCGAAGGTAACGCCTGCATAGACGATCGCCGTGCCATCGTTTGAGAAGTAGGTGATAGGCGCTGCACCGTTGGTTTTTGTGACGTTTGAGCGGCTCTTAAACGTGGCGTTGCCGTTAGAGGCCATATAGAACGCGCCCTGCTCGGCATATTCAACGTTCTTCATGGCATTAAGCGCCGTCCGCTGCGTTCCCGGATCAACTTGTACGAGGTTATCGCCTGTATCTATGTTGCGCAGGCTAGGTGGAAAGGAAAGGTTATCGAGGATGGTGTTGATGCGCTGACCTGTAGTTTGTCCAGCCGTGCCGCCTGTAATGGTGGATATGGCAGACATGGCGAAGAGCCTGAACGCATCTGATACTTGTAGATCTACATAACCCACGCTCATAGTCGTAGGAAATGAGTATTGGTAGGCGTTGATATAGCCTGCAAAGAGAGGCCGTGTAGTGCCTGAGTAAGTGGTCTGTATGGTGATCTTCTTATTAGGTGTCAGATAGCCGTAGTAAGGTGACGAGACGTTCTGAGGATTCCAATAGCCGTTAGGGTCATAGATTCTGACTATGCCGTTATTAGCCTGAAACTGATCCTGTTGCAGTTGATAGCCGCCGCTAATTTGGATCAAGGCTACCTGTGAAGAAACGTCTACTACGTTGGATGTACCGCTATCGAGGTAGTTAAAATCTAAACGGCCTTTAGTTGCATCGCTTAGGGTGAATACGTTTGTGCCAGTAGGAAAGGTAGGGGAGTTGCCAAAGTCCACCAAAGTAGTAACGGTTACTGGATATGAGGCCAATTAAATCACCACTGTAAAGCGCCACTGCCAAAGCCGCTACGTTGGAAAGAGCTAGGAATGCCGGAAGCTGACGAATCAACTTGAGCACTGGTAATCGCATTACCGACCGTTTGGCCATTTAGCACTACAGTTACGGCTACTGGCGTGCTCGATCCGCCGCCGTTACGAATGTCATCTTGAGACGTGCTAGTGCCGAAGTTGCGATCTGGAAACATTCCAGTAGCAGTGCTTACAACGCTTGAGGTGATTGGTGGCACTGGCCCAAAAATTTCTGGATGTTGTTTTTCGACAGAAGGAGCTAAAGGGTTAGACGGATTAAGAGGCACAAAAACACTAGGGGTTGATCCGTCGCCACCACCGGGAACGGTGACAGTAGTAACGGTTATTGTTACCTTTTTGTCTTGAATGCTAGCGATCGCATCTTGAATAGTTTTAACTTGAGCCAGTGCAGCAGAAGTGGCAAATGGCCAATCCTTGAAGGGATCTTTAGCCCCTGCAAGTGCGCTTATATTGCCATCTACGTCCATAACTAGACCATTGGCTTTAAGTACTTCTTGAGCTAAAATGTTAGCTTTACTTGCATTCCCAGTTATTAAAGCTTGTTGAAGTAGAAGTACGTTGGTGACTTCGGCAGTTTGTCCACGTTGCAGAGCAGCTTGAATCTCGATATTTTGCATATCGGTAGTTTGTCCAGCCAATTTGAGAGATAGGGCTGCGCGATCTAGATCTAATTGTTTTTTCTTTTGATCTGTAATGGCCTTTTGAGCAGTAAGAACTGCGGCATTAGCTTTCGCCGTTCTAGCAGCATTGGCTACATTGTTTTGATATTCGCCTATGGTCGATCCTGTCGAAGCGGCCGCAGCAGCTTTAGCCCTTGCATCCGAACCGACTCCAACAAGTGCTCCTACGATGGAATTCTTTATTGAAAATCCAAGAATCTTGCCAATTAGACCACCTGAAATGCTATTTATTTTTGACACAATCGAGGCAATATCGCCACCTAATATGCCGATACCGCGCACCATGTCTGCAACGTCCATCGCAACACTATGCATAGTCTCTTGGAATGCCGTGAGATCTCCACCCTTTGATAGTGAAGTAAACGCATCTACTAGACCTGCTCCGATAGTGATCTTGAATTCCTCAAAGGAAGTTTTAAGGCGAGCGATCTTGCCCGAGAATGAATCAGCCGCTACCGCCGCATCGCCCTTGAATACTTGCGCTAAATGAGCCTGAATAGCCGCAAAGTTACCTGTAGCGATTTCAGCCTTAGTTAGACCTGCTCCCAACTTACTCAAAGCCGTGTAGCTGCCACCGTAAGCCTTAGCAAGAGCCTTAGTGACCGAAGCAAGGTCTTTACCTGTACCCGAGGAAATGTCTAGACCAAGAGCTAGGAGATCCTGCGCCTTTGTAGCATCACCGGTAGATCGAACTAAAGTGCTGAAAGAGTTACGAAGATCTGTTTTGGCAATACCGTTTAATTCTGAAAGGTTGGTAATAAACTTTTCTACCGGAATATCTTTAAAAGCTAACCCGAGGTTGTTAAGGGTGTTGCCAAGAATCTTTGCACTTTTCTCATCTGCTGCAAAGGCTTCGACCGAGGCTTTACCAAATTCGATAATTTTCTTAGTAGCGAAAGTGGCTGCAACGATTTTACCAAGCTCTTTGGCCGCATGACCAAGAGCGCCCATATCCTTCTCGGCGCTTTTAAGGTTTTGTCTGCCCTTATATTCGGTAATTATGTCTACGTTGATTTTTTGGCTCATGCTGCATCTCTAAACACTTGAGCCTGTGATCGCTTCGCAAATTGAACGATTGTGGCATTGACCGCTTTATAGACGTGCGTTAGCGCCTTACCCTGATCTTCATTCCAAGCTCTGTAGAGAAGGCGGCCTCGCAGCTTGCCAGTGCCAGCCATTCGCCCACCCATCGAGTTATTGAAATGTAGGCCAGCGTTAGGGTTGCGAGAATGCGAATAGTCATGGCTTTTATTCTTGGGATCCCACGGCTGGCCAGCCGCGTGTTTACGCCCTGCCGTCTCCATGATTGCACCTGCCGCCGTAATGTTTTGTAGCTGATAGAACGTCACAAAGCCGTTGCGATTGGGCTTGGTACGGCCAATATGAACCTTTATGCCGCGCTTGGCTATACCAGCATTAAACTTAGGAAAATGACCCACGGCCTTAAACGCACTCGTTTGCTCGTTGATCTTGCGACCTTTTGTTTTAAGCAGCCAATTACTCAGACCGGGAAGGCTAGATGGGATATACCCTTGCGCCTTTTTTTGTACTGGTGTAAGTGCAGCTCTAATTTCTTTGTTGAGATTTTTGGCAAGATCAGGCTCGAATTCGCGCATTGCTTTAAGAGTTTCTGCGAGGCCTTTGATTTCTACTGGCAAGTTCGGCCTCCCTAGCATCTCGTTGAAATACCTCGAGGATCGCGTTGATCATCGTGGAATCCATATCTATAAATTCCCGAGGCGCGATCCCTGTCCTCACGGCTAGCGTGGCTATGAGATGAGTAAGGGAGTCGCGCTCAATTAGTTTGGGCTTGAATCGTCCAAGACTTCGACCTTCGCCAAAGTATCTATGAACTTTTCTCCAAAGAGAGGTACATCTTCTTCCTTGCTTAGACATTTCCAAGCCAGCCAGTAGATATCCGATTGTTTTTGATCTTCTTGAAAGGCGCGAGCAAAACCTTTTTTTGCGTATTGCTCGAAGGCGTACTCAATCGACGGTGTAAGTTTGTGCTCTGATACATCGCCGTTCGCCCTTGTGATTACTAGCTTTGCCATTCTTTTATCCTTTGTTAGTTTTTACCATGTGCCAGTTGTGGCAACGGTGATTGCTCCTGAAACTGTGAAGGTAAGTGACTGAACTGCGACATCGCCGACCTTGCCTGCTACTGGTGTGAGCTTGTTTACGAGTACGAGTCCTGAGTAAAGAGGATTTGTAGCCGATACTGTGCCAGTTGAAGGAGAGCCGGGAGTTGTGGTCTGCAAGATCTTAAACTTCGCGTTAGTGCCTACGAGAGCGTTAAGAGTTGTCATAACCTGAGCAGTCGCATCATCGTTAAGGAAATCAACCGAAATGGTTGAAGATTCAAGTCCTGCAATAAATGAATGACCTGTCGCTCCCATAGCGGTTACATCAAGTTCATCGAACTGGCGGTTAATTGTTAGTGAAGTAACGTGGTCTGTGAGGTCTACGTAGGTTGTACCATCTGTAGAGATCTTAAACCCGGCGTTATTTTGGTAGAAAATTGCCATTATTTTGCCTCGTCTTTCGTGGTGTCTGTTGGTGGTGTTGGGTCTGACTTCGGAGCGGCCGAGGCTGCGCCTGATACGACTTGACCAATAAGAGTCAAGAAGCGTAATTCTTCGGGTGTGTAATCCATGATTAACTCCAAGTTGAAAGGATTGAGATCGACATTTCTGACATCAGCATTTGACCAGTCTCGTTAGGGCTGACTGTCGGAGCTGAAATTGATTGCACTTTGATATTCAGACCCGAAGCTGCGAGCTTTTGAAACACGGCTACGATGAAATTCTCGATGTCGATGAGATTTCCATTGTTGTCGAATAACGGCACGATCATCGTGATTCTGAAATTTACTTGTGGC